CTCGGCCCAGAACTCCAAGACGCCGGCCCCGGTGGTGAGGATCGGATTGTCCAGTGCGGTGGTGCCGGTGACGTCCGACCACAGGGAGGCGAGCGCACTAGAGGACAAGGGGAACACGCGGGCTGGCACGTTCGTGGCGATCGTTCCGTTCGGATACCAGAACGTGTCGGCGTACCGAGCCAAGGCCATAGTTCACCTCACCCGGTACGCGTCAGACGAAGCCACGAACCGGCACGCAGGAACAATGGCGAAACCCCAGTGGTCGTCTGCGCCCACTGAAGGGACAGTTCCCCCGGGGTCTCCCCCGTCAGCAGCGAACCCTTCGGAGGGATGATCACCGGCTCCTGAGACACCACCACCGTGGCCGGATCTCCGAACGCCAGTGACTTCCCCTGCACCTCATTGGCAGCGCCAGGGACCATGGTCGCCCAGGACCCCGACGAACCCTCCGGAGCAGCCAGCGTCAAGCTCATGCCCGCCTCCGGATCACCGTCCACGACCAGGAACGCCTCCACGGCGTAGCGCGCGCCACCGGTTATCGGGACCGACAGGCTGGCGTCGTCCACCAAGACGACCGACTGCCGGTCCTCATCCTCCGGCTTATCCACCGTGCGTGCCTTGCTGACCACGTCGCCCTCAAGGGGAACGAACCGGGCATCGGCGTAAGCACGGTCCCCGTGCGGGTCGGGAACCGTGCTATGCGCCTGCAACAGGGTCAGCGCCATCGCAGCGGCCCGTCAGGCCAGCGTCGCGGTGTCACACGCGGCCGTCGGCGGCGCGACGGTGGTCACGTTCCAGATCCAGTGCCGCCCGGTCTCCAGCACGGTGCCGGCGGGCAGCCAGTCCTCGCCGACCAGCTCGAACCAGTTGACCCCGAACGGCCTCGTCTCGGAGATGAACTGCAGCGTGCTGCGGCCGTTCTCGATGGTGTATCCGCCCAGTTGGGTGGCGCCCAGATTGGGCCACGCGTTGTAGATGTACCTCTGGTTGCCTGACGCGTCGCAGGCTCCGGATCCAGCGACTTCCTGCCAGACCTCCATGGAGAACCGGGCATCCTCATCGCCTTCACCCTGAGCGAATCCGGTCCCGGTCACCGGAGCACCGGCCCCGAGGACTTGCGCGTCAATCACGTACGCGGCCAACAGAACGTTGACCTCACACCAGTCGACGGTGAGCTGATGCCGCTTGAACGCGGCAGGGTCCTTCTGATTCACGCACAGTGCGCCAGACGCGGTGCGCTCAACGAACTCCTCGCCGTCCTCGTACTGCGGCTCCATGACAGCCTGAACAAACCCGGAGCTGACCGCGACCAGCCCCGAAGCCCCGGTGACGGGAACACCACACGCGTCCAGCGCGACAACCCGCAGGTGCGTACCCTTGATCGGAGTAGCACAAGTAGACGTGGCCATGATGACTCCTCAGCTCTCCGGCACACCAAGATTGATCAGCGCCGCGAGCAGGCAGCACTCGAACCCGATTACGTACGTCCGCTCGGCGATCATCGCGATGGTGTTCTCAGCCCGGTCCAAGCTGTCGCGGACGTTCGTGAAGAACACCTCGTCCGACCGGTAGCCGAACACCGCACCCGTCGCATAAATCCACGACGTGCCAGCCGCCGGAGCGGCACCGGCCGGACTCGAACCGGTGTAACCGCCGCCCACCACCACCACGTTGCCCGCCGCAGTGAGTAGTTGCCCGTCGACCTCGCGGACGAGGTTCCAGGCGACGAAGGTGGGCAGGGCGCTGCGGGGGATGTGAATAACGCCCTGCCCGGCATAGCACTCCGCTAGGCACTGCTCCAACTCGCCCAGCGCGTGAACAACATCGACACCGGTAACGCATTCCGACGCCGTGGTCTGCAGCACGATGCCCTGCGTATCCAGCACCTCGGCGTCCGCCGCCAGATGCGGGAACACCACTGGCTGCGCGCCAGCCGTACCCGTCCAGAACGCGGCCTCAACCTGTTGCTGCTCCACACGGGCCAGCGCATCCCGCGCGACGGTCTCCGCTCCGGCCACGCCGACCGGGGAACAGTCGAACCGTGCGTACACCGTGAACGGGGTGGCGCCCCGGAACGTCTGGTCAACGTTGTCGGTCTTGGCAGCGGGTGCGGGGGGCTCGCCGGTGCCGGTGACTGAGATGCATTCGTCGTAGGTGGTGTCTGCGGTCGGGCAGTGTTCGATCCAGGTGATGCCCTGCTGCCAATGCGCTGGCGGTGTGGTCTTTTGTACCGCGTCCCACAGCCCGTAGGGCAGCGGTGTGAACGCCGGTGCGTCGACGATCTGGCGTGCTCCGGCCACCGGCGCTCACCACCCTTCTACTGCTCGCTCGGAAGGAGGGGTCAGACGCGCTCGGTGCCAGCGAGCAGCACCGAGGTGGAGCCGTTGACGTTGAACGGCACGGTGTAGCGGCGCGACTCGTGGCCGACCCGGGCGATCAGGTGGCACTCCTCCGACCAGGCCGCGGTGTGGTCGTTCTCCGCGTTCAGCACGCTGTCGCGGATCACGCCGAGGTCGAGGCTGAGGCCGTTGCCGTGGATGAACGTGCCGGCCGCGTAGATGAGGAAGTCGACCGTGGTGGGCCACTCGGTCATCGCGGTGGCGTTACCGAACTGCGAGGCGCCACGGACCTGCCAGTCATTGACCCACTGCACGCGCACGTTACGGGCCACGAAGTACGAGTCGACCTCGGCGTTGGTGACTGCCTGGAGTTCGACACCGGCCTTCCACGCCAGGTCCGCGCGGATGACCTCGCGTACCCAGTACGGCAGGACGACTTCGAGGACGTCGTCGATGCACATGCCGTAGCGGGCCCGGTAGTCGGTGGCCGCGAGGCCGACCGCGTTGTAGATGCGCGGCGCAGCGGCGTCGGTGGCCAGTCCGCCGCCGATGGTGATGGTCGCGGAGGACGCGGCGAGCATGAGCGCGATGAGGCGCGCGTTCATGGCGTGGGAGTGCGCGCTCATGAGGAGCTGCAGCATGTTCTGCGTGGCCTCGGGGTACGCGTCGTTGGCGAGGTTGCCCGCGGTGAGGCAGATGCCGTAGCACTCCAGGCGCTCTTCGTCGAAGTCCGGGCAGGGCACGCGGATGCAGGGCTTGTTGACGTCGCCGGTGACGGTGAGGATGTCGTCGGCCTCGGTCCACAGCCACGGGTTCGACGTGTTGGAGAAGGCGACGGAGAACGGCGCGAACGCGGTGCCGCCACCGAGGGCGTCAGCGAGGGACGGGCTGACGGGGAACTGGATACCACCACGGGAGATACCAACCGTGGGCAGGTCGATCATGCCGTCTTCACAGGCGATGTTGAAGAAGTCGTACCGGATCTCCGACGGGGCGCACCAGCCACCACCGGCCACCAGAGCCTGCTGCTTCTCGGGCGCGGTGAGGAAGTTGATGAGCTCCTTCACCTCGCCAGCTGAGGTCCGCTCGTCCACGGTGTGGCCGAAGTCGTTGCGGATGCTGGCGACGAGCTGGTAGTTCGGGTTGTCCTGGGTGACCGGCATGGACTTGGCCTTGCGGGACACCACGTCCGCGAGGCTCGACAGGGTGGGTAGTTCACCGCCATGCGCGACACCGGGGATGTCCACGCTGGCCGTGACTGCGAGGCGGGCTGTGGGGACCTTCGGTGCCGGGGCGTGCTGGGCGGTCTCCGCGAGGGATGCCGTGGCCCGGCGGGCGAGAGTCCCGACGTCGAAGGCGCCACCGCGGCGCTCGCCCATGACGGTGATGAAGCCATTGACAGTGCCTCGGGCCGCAGCAGCGGCGATGGCCTCGACATCGACCTGCGGCGCGGCAGGCTGAGCCGCGACCGGGTCGGTGGGGCCGTTGACGCGGGTGCGGAGGGTGGCGAGCTGGTCGGCGACGCGGGCCTGCTGCAGCCCTGCCTGCTCCTGCGCGCGGACCTCACGGACCCTCAGTTCAGCGCGGACACGGTCGAGGTCCTCGGTGATCCGCATCGCGTACTGGAGGGTCTCGGGGTCGACGGCGTCGAGAGCGTCGACGCGGTCGAACTCGGCGATACCGCGGGCTTCGAGTGCGCGGAGTTCGTTGTCGTCGGTGATGAGTGTCAGATCTGACGGGGCACTGAACAGCTCTTCGGCCGCCACGGTTACCTCCTGTGCGAAGGGTGGTGGGCCCGCTGTTGGCGCCACTCAGCGTGAACGGTAGCGCATAGCACACGGACCGGCAAAGGTCAATTAACTTCGCCGGTCCGGTGAATACTTCCTGGTCACACCGCCTGAGACGGCGTGATCGGGGGCGGCGGCGGCCGCTTCCGCTTATTGCAGTTGCACACAGTCAGTCACCTCCCACCCTGAACTCGGTCCCGCAGCATACCCATCACAATGCGCAGAGCCTGCCGCTGGACATCCTCCTCCGACAACCCGAACGCCACCTGCGGACGACCCGCAGCCACCAACGCCTGCGGCTGCCCCGACGCCACCCGCGCCCGCATCCTCGGCACCGGGAACCCCGGCACATTCACCGCCAACAGACCCACCAGGCGCAGCTGACCGCCGATCCGCCGCCAGTCACCCGACACCTGACCCGCAGCCTGCAGCTCGTACACCTTCAACGGATCCGCGCCCGGCCGCACCGCGCCCGCAACCCAGATGCCGTGCGCATCATTACCGACGGCCACGTCCGCCACGGCAGTGCCAGTGTTGTCGTAATGCTCCGCCGCCGGAGACGCCCCGAGGTGCAAGGGTGCGTGGCCCGTACCCACGGTGATCTGACCAACCGCCACCCGCGAACCGTCCTCGCACTTCACCTCACCAGTCCGGTAGTACGGATGCTCCGCCTCACGGGGCGGCTGGATGCACGCCCCGTCGTTCCCGATGTGACACGAACCCCACTGCGCGGCATGCCCATAGATCCGGCCCTCATCAGTGATCGTGATTCCGGTGGGCAGCGACAGCTTCGGGTCCGAGAACCATGCGGCCGGCGCGCGCCACGGTCCATCAGCGGCTGAGGCAGCTAGCGCGGGCAGCGGCCGTTCCGGCTCCTGCACCGTCAACGCCTGGAGTACCTCCGCGCCGATGGGCTGACCGCCGGCCACGACCGCGCCGGTGTCGTCGAGGAGCGCGATGTACGCCTCAGCGAACGCAGGGATGTCGACGAGGGTGGCGGCTCGGATGCGGCCGCCGTGGAAGATGACCTTCTCCGGCTGGGCGAACAGCATCTCGAACAGGTCGTCCTCGCCGTCGCCGTCGATGCCTTGGTTGGCGTCGTCGGGCCACACGAACTCGACGTCGGCATCAGCGATGGAGTCTGCGTCGATGGACACGCCGCGAATGAACTGGCCCTTGATCATGTCGTGGACGCGTTGCCCGTCGGGCTCGGCGAGATTGAGGACGCCGGCGCCCATGATGAGGCTGCCGTCGCGCCAGATCTTGTCGATGCGGCCCACGTTCACGGCCACCGTGTGGGGCTCGCCGCCGTGGGAGTCTTCCTTGTTCCATCGCAGCGGGATCGGCAGGTCGGCCCACTGGAGTGCGTCGGGGGCGAACTCGCGGCCGTCGCCGGTGACGATGCCCTCGACAGCGAGGACGCCTTCCCACGGGGCGGTGCTGCCGCGGTAGTCCATGTCCTCGTCGTCACGCTTGTCGCCCTCGGCGGCGTACAGGGCGCGGCGCTGCTCCTCGGCGGCGGCTTCGCTGCCGTGGCAGCCCATCAGCTCGTTGTCGGCGTCCTTGGTGACGGCCCACGGCGTATCGGCGCCGCAGTCCGGGTGGTCCTGCACGATGCTGTACGGCACGACGCCGCTCCTTCCGTTGGTCTGGGGCAGTGTGGCCCCGGCCGCGAGCGTGATCGTTCCGGCGGCGGCTGCCTCCTCCTCGGTCTGGGGCCAGACGGTGACGAGGGTGCCCCGGCACCTCGACCCACCGAGGCAGCCGGTGTAGCCGCCAGTGGGGTACGCCGCGCGGGCTGCGGTGAGGGTGGTGTACCGGGTGCCGTCGATGTCGCGGCACGGCTTACAGCTGTTGCGATCTAGCGCCTCTGTACTCACATATGTCGCGGGCGGCGCGACCGCCAGTACCGCCATGCGGCCCTCGTTCTGCGCCGCCGACATGACCGCGCCCACCTGCTCCTCAACCGCCGCACCCGACAAGCCAACCAGGTGCTCACCAACCTGGTCAGCCACCTGCTCTGGCGACCCCGAGCCCCACACCCGCATCGCCTGACGCACCGCCGACTGCACCAGCCCCACACCCAGCACCCGAGCCGCCGTCCGCCCGATCTGCCGCAACCGATCGCGGACCGCCGCTGCGGTGAGCGCCTCGTCGTCCAGGCTCCACTCGGGCACGTCCACGCCCTGGGCTTCAGCTTCCGCCTGCTGCGCGTCGCCCGCCTCCCGCGCGTAGGCGATCATGCGGGCGATCAACAACCGAGCGCCGTCCTCGGTGTCCACGGCCAGGTCGTCGAGCCGGCTGAGGTCGTCGGCCTCAGCCGCGGACTGCACGTCCATGAGGATGTCGGCCCGCATCGCCGACTGGATGTCAGCCCACGCTTCCACTGTGGTGTCGACGGCCTCGTGCCACGCCTCGTCCATCTGCGCGAAGTCCACGCGGGACGCGAGTTCCAACTCGGTGGGCTGACGGCGCAGCGGACCAGCAGCAGCAGTGACTGCCTCACCGAGTGGGATGTCGGTGTAGTCGCCCGCGAACGCGACCCGGATGCGGTCGAACGTCACCGGACCGAGGCGCTGTTCAAGGTCAGCAAGGAGAGCCGGGGCTTCCGAGTAGGCAGCACAGACGTGCGCGGCAAACGGCGTGTACTGGTCCGGCAGCACCTCAAAGTCCGTCGCCGCCGTACGCACCGCAATCCCCGCGGCCTCGTAGGCGTCGACCAACAGTGGGGCGTCCGCCGCACGTTCCTCGCCGCGCTCATCACCAACAGACCACACCCACGACGGGGAACCCGACCCAGCGTTCCAGTGGGCAGCGCCGAACACGCGGGCAACGATCGGACCGCGCACGTAGTCCTCGGCGCCCATGGTCA